CGAGCGCAGCAGGGTGGCGATCTGTTCGGCGATGCTCTCTGCCGCGTCAAGTCCCCAGCCCCGCGGCGCGAAGACGTAGGCCTCGACACGGGCCCGGTTGCGATGCGTGTTCGCGCCCCGGCCTCCGCCGTAGGCGACGATCGACGATCCCTCGTTCAGGAACTCGACGTAGACGAACGGGGCGGGATCGTCCGGGAGCGGCGCGCAGTCTTCGTTCTGCCAGCGCAGCGGGATGGGCACCCCGTCGAATGCGACGTTGCCGGCTTCGATCCGCGCGCGAACCGCCTGCCGTGCCTGCGTGACCGTGGTCATCTGCGCTTCCGGACAGGCTTGCGGGCAGGAACGATGCGCACCAGGGCCGCCGGCTCGTCAATCTCGATTGCGGGCGTAGCCTCGGCGCCGCCGTCGCTTTCCATGAGCACGGTTGCCTCATTCGGCAGGCGCTGCAGCTTTCCCTCGTCCGCGAAGCGGGCCGCATGGTCGTCGGGGAATTCGTACGATCGCCCCGCGCGCATCAGGCGAGGATGCACGCCGTCGGCCGCATACTGGAAGCTTTCGATCACCTTGCGTTTCATGTCAGCCTCGCACCTGGAGTTCGTAGGCGATCAGCACGCCTTGCACCCGTCGCGTATTGTCGTCGGCCGCCTCGACATTGAGTTCCCGGCCGCGAACGACGGCCTTGTCGCCCTTCCGCAGATCGAGCGGCACCTGCGCCTCGATCAGGTCCTCGGCGAGCACGATCAGCTTGCGGTCTCCCTGCGTGATCGATCCGGCAAGCTCGTGCGGCTCGTAGTCCACGACGCGCGCCATCACGTTGGCGTCGAACCGCGGCCGATCGTGCCCGGCGCCGGTATAGCGCCGGATCGCAATCGTCTCCCCGACCGCGTTCATCAGACGCCGATAGCTGGCCTTGACCTGGTCCGACGTCATCGCACGGCCGCCCTGACGCTGATCGACGTGTTGCCGCCATAGGAGCCGGTGCTGGTCACCCTGGCCCGCAGCCTGTCGCCGAGAATGCCGTCGAGCTTGCCCTCGGCCCCCAGAGCCGCGACCGCCATCGGCGCCGCGGCCACCGCGGCCGAGACGTTGGCGATCTTTTTCGCGCTGGCCTGGGCGAAGTCGAACCTGGCGACATCGATCCACGACTGTCCCTGGTCGAGCGATGTCTGCACGATGACGATGCATGCGGTCCCGCCGGAGCCGTAGACAAGGCTCGCCTGGAGCGAGACGGCGGACATACCCTCCAGCCGATCGATCAGCGCCTGCGGGGTCCCCGACGTCGATACACCCTCGGTGATGATCAGATCGGTGACCGCCTGGGCGATCGCGGCGTCGCCGAGATTGTAGATGCCGGTCATAGCCATCTCTCCACGTAGGGCGCGATCAGGTCCCTGATTTCCTGCGACATGAGCGGATTGTCCTTCTCGGAAACCCACCATTCCCGCTCGATCACGCCGGGAATGTCTTCCCTCTTCAGGCTTGGGTCGCGCTGGCGTTCCGCCCATAGGGAGGTCATCAGCTTGCTCGCCGCGAGCTTCATGGACGGCGGCGCGGCTGCAAAGCCGGCCTTGAAGACGATGGTGATCTCGTCTGCGCACCAGGTCCCGCGTCGCGGCCAGATCGCGCCGCTTGCTGCATCGAGGCGATAGCCCGCCTCGTCGATGATGGTCTCGTCAACGGCAAGGCTGGACACCTCGGAAACGGGGCGCCGCGCGAGGCGAAGCTTGGTCGTGCCGCGATCCGGGAAGAAGACCTGCCGGCATGTCTCGGAAAGGAGCGTCGGCACGTTCACGCCGTCCCAGGCCACTCCGCAGTCGCGCGCGATCGCCTCGGACAGGCTGCGCCCCATCACCTGGAGGATCGCGTCTTGCGATCCTCCGACCACGCCGGCGGCGGCACGCAACTCCTCTATCGTGAGAAGTGACGTTTCGGAGGCCGGCGTGGTTATGGTGAAGATCGAGTGCATCGCGCGTCAGTTCGCGACGTAGGCCGAGGCCTTGATGGTCGCCCCCTGTACCGCCGGACGGCGCCGCGGCTTCAGCACGGCGATCACCGATCCGAAGGCGATGTTCGCCGTTGCCGATGTGCGCACCGCCTGGACGAAGCGTTTCGCCGGCTTGAACACCTCGGTGATCAGGGCGAGCTGGTTGATATCGTCGTTTTCGACGCACGTCGCGGTGAGGGCTGACCCGGCGACCTCGGCCATGCCGGAATCGCTGTCCGCATCGTTCTCCTCGACCTTGAGGCCGGCGACGCCGGTCGCGGTGCTGTCGGTGATGACGGTGAGGAATGCGACCGATTCGTAGTCGGCCATATCGATGCGCGTCGAGTTGTTGTCCGTGCTGCTGGCGTTCGCCACCGGCGCGCCGACGACACGGAATTCGAGATTGTCAATGAGGCCGTGCATGGCATCGGTTCCTTCTTCGGGTGAGTACAGGGAAGCGCCGGGCGGCACGGGAGGCCGCCCGGACCACGTCAATCGCCGTAGCGGCGCTGACGGTCAGTTTGCGAACTGGAGAAGCTTGATCGCCTCGAAATTCACCACGCCGCCGCCGGTGCGCTTCGTCGTGTAGAATTTGACGAAGGGCTTCGCGGTATAGGGGTCGCGCAGCACGCGGATACCCTGGCGGTCGACGATCTGGTAGGCGGCCCGGAAATCCCCGAAGGCAAGCGAGAAGCCGTTGCCGGAAAGCGCCGGAAGGTCTTCTGCACGCGTCAGGGGGTAGCCGGCGATGGTTTCCGGGTTGCCGAGCACGAAGGACGGCTGCCAGAGATAGGCGTTGGTCGTGCCGTCCTTGAACTTCCGGATCTTGGTCACGATCTCGCGCTTCGTGACGAAGCGGGCGTTGGGCAGGTAAGCGTCCTTCACGAGACCGATGAGGTCCAGCAGCTTGTCGGCCGGGTTGGAGCCCGGGAAATCGCCGTTCTGGCCGGTCTTGATGATGCCGATCTTGCCCCAGTCGACGCCCGACCCGCTGTCGGCTGCCGTCGGATAGGAGATGAAGCCGCGGATCTTGCCGGCGTTCCCGACGACGAATTCGCGGTTCTCGAAGCGGGCGAACTTGTCGCCGACCTTGCCGGACAGCCACGCCTCGATGTCGACGGCCGAATCGTCCAGGAGCTGCTGCGTCGCCTTCGGCTCGGTGTCGATCCACCAGACGGGGATTTCCCATTTGCCGACCTCGGGCGTCTTGTCGTTGCCCGATGTGTTGCGCTCTCCGGCATAGGCCGCGCCGGCCTCGTCGAGGTCCTCCATGCCCTCCAGCTTGTCGGTGGAGATGGCCTGGGAAGAGGCGATCTGGCGGATATTGGAAGTCTCGTAGACCTTCTTGACGATACGCCCGGTCACATCGGGCGTGACGTAGTAGCCGCCGTCCGGATCGGATCCGACCGAAAGCGTCTTGATCTCGTCGGGCGTGAGCAACCGCTCGTTCTTCCGCAGGAACGTGTCGAATGCGGACTTGTAGTCGTCGTAGCCCTTCTCGTCGAGCGGCGTGAAGGCGCGTTTCTGGTCGGCCGCAACCGCGCCGAAGGTGATGTTCATCTCCTTCAGGTGAAGCTCGCGCTTGGCGGCATCCTCGCCGCTCGCGCGGATTCCCAGGCGATTGATACGCGCTTCCAGGTCTTCGCGCTCCTTGCGTTCGGCCTCGATCTTGGCTTCAAGGGCGGTCTTGGCCTCGACCGCCGTGTCGAGCGTCTTCTCGATCTTCGAGAGTTTCTCGGTCACCAGCGGGTCGTCCTTGCCGACCTTGGTCTTCATCTCCGTTTCGAGGGTCTGCTTGAAGGCTTCGAAGGCGTTGCCGATTTCGGCGAAGGCCGCCTTGACTTCCGTGTCGGCGACCGCCGCGCCGAAGACGGGCGCCGCCAGGATGGGCACATGAGAGGCCGCAAGCGCGTCCGTTGCCGTGCCGCCGAGCATGAGCGCGAGGCCGATGAGGAATACCGCGCCGACAAGCGCAATGAAGGGGAGATTGCGTTTCATGATCCTGCTCCAGAATTGAGGATGTTGAGCAGACGAGAGACCTCGTCGCTCCATACCGGCCTTTCGTCCTCATCCCGAGGATCCGCAGCCTTGAAACCGCCGGCGGCGATGGCCTTCGCGGCGGCATGGGAGAAACCGCCTGCATCCCGCAGGAATTCCTCGAATTCGCGTATGGTCCGGGGAGCGCCGGTGGATTTCACCGAGGAAACCCGGGCGGCGCCATTGGCCGGAAAGGTGACGATCGACAGCTCGATGAGATCGACCTTCTTGAGAAGACGGCGGGGCTCGTCGGGCTTGGTCCCCAGCGTGAACTCCTTCGCGCGATAGCCGATGGACATGCCGTCGAGTACCCGCTCGCGCATGGCGCCGTAGATGTTCTTCCCGCGCTCGGTGTCGAGGTTGATGATGCGGCCCTTCACCTTGAGGCCGACATCGTCTTCCTCCATCTCTTCCCACTTCCCGATGGGCAGAGCGTCCTGGTCCGTCATCATCCAGCCGCCGTGTTGCGACAGCATCGGCGGGAATTTCTTCACCTTCTTCCAATCGCGAAGCGTATCCCGGAACGCACCTTTCTGGATCACGTCACCATAGGCATCGACGTTTCCGAACACGGCGCCGTATCCCTCGAACGTGCCGGTCGCCGCGCCATCATCGGCGAACTTCACCTCGATCGGCGCAATGAAGTGATCCCGTTTCATGGGGTATCCTCGCTGGCTGGAGCCTTCGCTGTCGCTGCTGCCGTCGGCTGGGGGAGCTTGTCGGCTTCCGGGTCGTCACTGCGGTCGAGATCTTCGAATCCGCGGACGTCGTTTTGCGTCATCCAGCCTTTGCC